GAAGGTGTGCAAGTCGTTGACTGCGAGTACATTATATCGGACACAAGATTTAAGATAGCTGGATCGATTGACTTTATTGGACTAGATAAAAATGAGAAAGTATTTTTGGCGGACTACAAATGCAGAAGTTGTAAGGACGGCAAGGGTAAGTTCTATCCAAAGGATTGTAAGCAGTTAGCAATCGAGAGTGTTATGCTCGCAAGGAAACTAAAGCTCGATTACTTTCCGAAGGTACGATCAGTCTGCATTGATACAAACACCGCCGAACATTACCACTACGAATGGTCGGATGAAGAATTTAACCACTATTTTGAGTGTGCAAAACTTTCAGCCAAAACATATTGGGCTGAGAGGATGACACCTAAACCTAAAAAGAATAAAAAGAAAAATGGATAATCCAAACTTAGAATACTACGAAGAATTAATACACGCCGAGGACGCTATACAATTTGACGGACTCGATTACGCTATCGTCGGAGTCAGCCACGATGGGTACTACATCTACGATTACGATCGAATGATTGAGTGCTTCATTAAGGACAGTGAAATGACAGAAGAAGAAGCGGTTGAATGGATTGACTACAATGTAATGGGAGTCAACGCCGGTCAAGGATTTATAGTAATGTATAGTAACGAAGGAATATGAACAAGTACGAGATAATTTATAAACACGGTGATATGCACCCAGACTATCGAGGATACCAAGTGAAGTGGGCAAGAGATAAAGCTCAAGCAATCAAGTACATCTGTCCTACTAAGCCAACTAAAGATGGATACGGCACAACTAAAAAAGGTGCAAGAATACAAATCTTAGAAGTCAATCAATTACCCATTGAAGAATGATAGCCACCATTACTACTAAGGAGTGCAAAGAATGCTCTCAAGAATTACCCATAGATAAGTTCTACTCCAATGGAAGAACTAAAAAAGGAGAAAAGAAATACAAGCCCACTTGCAGAAAGTGCGAAAACAAAGCACAATCTATCCGATACCAAAACATAATTGAAGAACATTTCGGCGGATGGAAATGCAACCGATGTGGCTTCGAGGGTAAGCCCCAGCAATTTGATTGCCATCATATTGATCCATCCACAAAGAGGGATACAATATCGAATCTAAGAACATCTTTTAATTTATTGAAAGAAGAACTAAAGAAGTGTGAACTTCTATGTGCTAACTGTCATAGATTAACAGACGATTACTAATGGAGTACCTACCTCAAAGTAAATTAGCTGAGTGGCGTAAGAAGAATGCACCCACAAAATGCCCACTTGTTGAGTACAAAACCTCAAATTGGGTAGTAGATCACGACCACACCAGTGGCTTTGTACGTGGCGTTGTATCCTCAGAAGGTAATGCTCTACTCGGAAGGATAGAAAACGCCTTCAAGAGGCTTTCTCGTGGTGCTAAGAAGGCAACGCTACCCACAATCCTACGCAATATGGCTTCGTATCTTGAACAAGAGGATACTCACATCATTCATCCGGAAGGATTCCGACAACTGTACAAAAGATTTTTTTCACTACCGAAGGATTTACAGCTTGACATCCTCCTAAAATTTGGCACAAACAGAGACGACATCTCGAAATGTTCCAACGCAAAAGAGAGAACAGATTTATACAAAAAAATACTGAAAGGAAAATATGACTAAAAACATCAGACAAAAACTCCAAGGGATCCAATCATCCCTTAAGGCTCCTAAGGGGCAAACTAATAAGTTCGGCGGATACAAATACAGATCAGCCGAAGATATACTAGAAGCAGTCAAACCATTACTCGCCGAATGGCAGTGTGTTTTGACAGTCCAAGATGAAGTTGTCGAGATCGGCGGACGAGTGTATGTAAAAGCTACGGCTCGTATCTCTGATACTGAACACGATAACTCAGTTGAGACTACCGCTTTTGCTCGTGAAGCAGAAGTAAAGAAAGGTATGGACGAAGCACAGATTACTGGATCAGCCAGTTCTTACGCTCGTAAGTACGCTCTCAATGGTCTATTATGTATCGATGATACAAAAGACCCGGACGCTACTAATGACCACGGCAAGTCCCAACCGAAAGCCGTTGCTAAATCTAAGACACCCACCAAGGCAGTCCAAAAGACAGATGCCTTTGATGGACTAATGTAAATTTAATATATATAATTATGAGTAAATACGATAATACAAACAAAGGTGCCCTATTCAAAAATGATAAAGAAAACGAACGTCAGCCAGACTTTCGTGGCACTGTAAACGTTGATGGCACTGACTATCAATTAGCCGCTTGGGTTAAAACAAGTGACAAGGTTGGCAAATACTTCTCTCTATCAGTTTCTGAATCTCAGAAGCAGACTAAGAAAGAAGCAGTAGCGACTGAAGAAGATCCTTTCTAATGTCTTCTACTTTACCAGACTCTGGAGCTAGAACCGCCTTCGATACGGGGGCGGTTCGAGACTCTATGAAGGGCAAAGGTATGCCCAGTATGATACCCACTTGTGCAATTATGGCAATGGCTAGACGCTTCGAGGACGGAGCTACTAAGTACGGAGCTGATAATTGGAGGAAGGGTATTCCTACCTCTCGGTACTGTGATGCGGCGTATAGACATCTTATGCAATGCAGAGATAAGGACGCTACCGAAGACCACTTCGGAGCAGTACTTTGGAATATGGCTTGTTGGCTATGGACTGTTAAAGCCATAGAGGACAACGAGTTACCAAAAGAATTAGACGATATACAAAACTAAAAATGGACTCAAATGATATGATAATACTCTATGACTAATAAACTTCTTAACAATCTATATGACGGAGTTGACCTCGCAATACACTTACAGAATGAGGCAACTGAAAACAAAATTGAAAGCGAAAAAAAGAATCACCTTAGATATTTAGGACAATGCCTAAGGGTTATGAAAGAACAAATAGATGATGGAAGAAAACGAATTAAAGATACCGAAGAATGTGGATGCCGAGGAGAGAGTCCTTGCTCACTGTCTGGCTGACGGAAGCAGTGACTTCTACGACAGCATTGCTCACAAGATAAAGGCAGATGACTTTTATCTTTTTAGACATAACTTAGTTTTTAAAAGTGTCAGTTCACTCGCCCAAAAGGGCGAACCCTTAAACGAAATCTCATTGATAGAGGAGCTTAAACGTTCCTCTAGCTTTGAGGACGTTGACGGAATGACAATGATAAGCACTTTAATGGAGAAGCACACATCTACTTTAGATGCCCAGAATTGTGCCAATGTTGTGAAGGAGAAATCAAACCTTCGCAAGATGATAAGAACTTTCAAGGTTGCTCTTGAGAAAGCCGAGGACGAATCCGAAGAAACGGAAACAATCCGAGGTGACGTAGAGAGTAGTCTTTTGGACTTAGAGACCACAACTGGTTTTGATATGACCATTAGTAACGCCGTTGAAGAACTTCAAACAGAGTTCGAGCAACAGTTATCCGGCGAATGGACAGAGGACGTAGTCAAGACCCACATCCCACACTTAGACGATAAGCTAGGTAACGGAGGTATCGGTGCCGGCGAGGTTGTGGTTATCTCTGCTCCTACATCTTGTGGTAAATCCCAGTTAGCCCTAAATATTGTAGCTCGATCAGCCTACAAGGATGGCACTAAATGCGGCGTATTTAGCCTAGAGATGCCTCAAAAGCAAGTCCTTAAACGTATCCTCACTTGTAAATCCGGAGCGAACCTACGGCAAATTAAGGACAAAGTAATTGCTGATGACAAGATGAAAAAGATTAGGGAAGGATGCGATAGCCTAAAGGATATGCCCATCTATACAGTGCACAGCATCAAGAACATTGGAGAGCTTTGTTCTCACGCTAGGACTATGGTTCGCCGATATGGAGTAAAGCTATTGGTAATAGATTATCTACAGCTGATTCCATTCAGTAACAAGAACCAATCAAAGAACGATGCAGTAGCCAATATCTCTCACACTATCAAGCAACTTGCACTTGAGTTAAACATAGGAGTGTTACTCCTCTCTCAAGTAAATCGTGAGGGTGCCAGAAGAGAAGGTGGTCTAGCTATCTACGACCTCAAGGATTCCGGCGATATTGAAAATGATGCGGATGTAATCATTCTTATGTGGGCAGAAAATGATGACATAGAAGCATCGAAAAGACTTGACGGATTAGGATCTTATATCAGTATGAAGTACAACGTAGCAAAGAACAGAGAAGGAGAGAGAGACGTAAAAGGTAAGTTCAAGTTCTACACTAATAAAGGTCTGTTTATGTAATACTTTGATGTAGGTAGTCCGCCTATTAAGACGGTGGTGGGTTAATCATATTCCCTTTCGCCGCCTACATCTTTTAATTTATGAAGGATAAAGAAAGAGCAGTCGCAAGAGGACTCGAAA